AGCAAGCCCTCTGGGTTATCTAGTATGTCGCTAAGCTTATAGACACGAAACAACGGTTGCCCAGGCCATGCGTGAAACTCAGGGTCTTCACCCCATTCAAGAATCATCATGCCTCTTTGATCGTCACCTGCGTCTGCATAATTATGAGGGAAAGCGTTTCCGATGTACCAAATGTTGTTACGTGCTTGACGCTTGTGGAAGTGACCGCTGAATACTTTCTCAAAGCCAACTAAGTCATTGTCGCTCACATCACCGTGATCGGGCATCTGAACCATAGCATTCATGTAGAATGCAGGAAGCTCAAAGTGACCAAACAAATACTTACCTGATAGCTTAGCCAGCTTCTTATGATCTTCACCGACTAACCAAGGAGCAATGACTACCTCATCTTGAATGAACCAGTCATTCACGATTGTTACATTAGGTAGATGCTTTGCCCATTCAACGCTATGAACATCACGCTTGTCTCTATAATAGAGGTCGTGATTGCCCGGAATGAAGTAGACATGATCAAAGCTGTTGTTTAGTTTTTCTAAAGCACGAAGACCAAACTGCATAGTTTGAATATTGATACTTGCTCTGTGGTGATTGTAATCACCTAAGAAAAAGCAAGTTTCGCAATTTTCTTCTTTTGCCTTCTGAATAAACCAATCAACAAAGTCTGAACAATCTTGGTTATGTTGTACACTATTAGACTTAAGCCCAAAGTGAATGTCAGTGAAGACTGCCGCCTTCTTAAATAAATTAGCCATAGTTACGTTATAGTTCCACTAATAGAAAAAAGCAACGAATTAGGTTACCTTAATCAGGTAACTGCATTTTCATGTCTTTCATCTGTCTGCTAAAGCTTGGGTTGAATCCATTCATTTCTAAAATATCGTCACGAATGTTTTGATTGCGCTTTTCGGTATTCAATACACGACAGAAGCTATTAGTAATAGCGGCGGTGTAGTATGCGAATGGGTTAGCACTCTTTGCTTCGTTGAACCTAAGCCCAACATATGTTAGTTGCAACACAGCACTAGCCTTCATTTCATCATTATACGTATAGCCGCGCCAGTTAAACTTCATGGCATACTTCTCACAAAGCATCATGTACATTCTAGCAAGCTTGTTAGTAATCTGTCCATGCTCTTTGCTAAAATGCCCGTTCTCCATACCACCTACCCAGTGGCTTTTGCCAACACAGTTGAAGGTATTGGTCTCGTCAAGCTTGTAATGCTGGAAGGGAGGGAAGTTGACCTTTACGTGAACCATATCGTCAACTGCTTTCTTGGTTGACTTGTCTTCTAGGTCTGAAAAGTCTTCGTCATCATCGTCATCAAAGATGAAGATTTCTTTGGCCGACTTCTTCTTTACTGTTTTTCTGGGCTGCTTTTGTGCAACTGGTACATGCTCCCATGTCATGACTCTAAAGATTAGGTCAGTAACACTAATGTCTTCTGCTAGAACCTTTTCGCCTGTTTCTTGAGTCAGTCTGGTTGCTCTAGTTTCTTTGGCTTGTTGAATCTGTTCAGGCTTCAATGCATATTCTAAACTAGTTGTTAATTCGCTCTCAGGCATATCAATGATAATGTCATATCTGTGATATTCTGGTTCTATGAAAGAACAATATGAATTTTTACTTGTATGGATTTCTTTTAAAATGTCTTTGTTATTTAGGTAGTTGATTTTTTTTGGTTTGACTGCCATAGTTATTCCTATTCGTAGAGATGAGTATACTACACTGTTGTAAAAATGCAACAGTTTAGGGTAAAAAATCACCAAATTTTGAGCGATAAATACATGTAGAGTAGTGTATTTATCAAGGGAAATTTATGGCTAACACAGTTTCATTATCCGGTCCTATAGGAAGCAGCATGACGCTGCGATTTGGTTCAACCGGTCGTTATACCGTTACTGTTACTGATCCTGAATACCCTACCGGCGGATATAGCGGACCATTAGAGCCTGCCCAACTACAAGAAAGTATTCTTGAAACTCGTAGATTTATTGCGAGTTCGAATAGACTCATCCAATCATTCAATGAGGAAATTCGTCAGGTACAACAAGATACCCGTTATTCTCCTGAAGTAATAGAAAAAACGGTCAGACAACTGCAGGCATCAATAGCGCAAGAAGAAGATAAAAAAAACAACTTTGCTCGCTCAATAACTATCGCTCAATATTTATTGAGTAATAGTACCGCACTGAGAGCTAGATTAGATGCTGCACAAGCTTCTACTACCCCGAATACTAGTCAGCCGAACGCAGGCAACACAGCACCAGCGACGATAGCTGCAAATACTACCCCTACGACTACCGCAACCGGCACTACTCGCCCAGCAACTACAACGGCACCAACCACTGCTGCAACAGCACCAACGGCACCTAACCCAGTCACTGCGCCACCTACGACAACTAACCCTAGTAATTCACTGCCTTTAGGAGACGAGATTGATGACATTTATGATCCTAATCTAACACCTGAACAAATTGCTTCGCTGAGTCCCGGTGACCGTCGTGCAAGAGAAAACTTCCTCACTGAGGAGGCAGGAGGAACGCCCGACACAAGAGGGTTAGGAGAAGTTGAAGCAGATGGTACTATCGTTGTTACTGCTTCTCGCCCAATCACTGATTGGAGAGTTAAACTCTCGCTTGCCCCCGAATCCAAATATCTTTATAATGCCATTCCCGATACTGGCCCGGGCAGCGACCCCAATGATACTAGTGCAGCAGGAATACTAGCGCCATTAAAAGCAACTGATGGGGTAATTTTCCCCTATACTCCACAAATCTCAGTTAACTACGCTGCTAACTATGAACAGTCTACTATTATTCACAGTAATTACAAAGTATACCAATATTCAAATAGTTCGGTAGACAACATAACAATCACATGCGACTTCACCGCACAGGACACTAGAGAAGCAAATTATCTTCTAGCAGTAATTCACTTTTTTAGAACAGTCACAAAAATGTTTTTTGGACAGGACACCAATCCAAGAGCCGGAACTCCGCCCCCCTTGTGTTATTTGAAAGGTATGGGCAACTACCAATTTTCAAATCATCCGCTAGCGGTGACTGGATTTAACTATAATTTGCCCAATGATGTAGACTATATTAAAACTGTAGGGCCAACGATAACTGGTCTACCGCTTCCCTCACCGCCACTTAGTGCTAGTAGACTGCCGGACAATATTACACCGGGCGGACGCCCTGCCCCACCCAATTTTACGCAACAGGCACTGTCCCCGCAAGAAAATAACACAGTGACATGGGTTCCTACGAGAATACAGCTTTCAATCACTGCTATACCGATCATTAGTAGAAATCAAATGTCTAAGGTGTTTAGTCTTAAAAATTATGCAACTGGATCATTGCTGGATGGAAGAAATAATTCAAATGGAGGATTTTGGTAATGGCTACAACAAACCAAACAATTTATGGAAGATCAAGTCCATACTTTAATACTCCTATTGTAAAAACCAAATTTTTAGATGTATTACAGTATAGACCTATACCTTTTAACCCTACTGATGTATTCATGACTATTACACAAGTTTATGAATACAGGCCTGACTTATTGGCATTTGACTTGTACAATAACAGTAAGTTATGGTGGGTATTCGCTGCAAGAAATCCTAATCTACTAGGACCCGATCCGTACTTTAATTTTAAAGCGGGACTAGGTATATATATACCTACGCAAGATACGTTACAGGCGGTATTAGGAATTTAATTTATGGCAACTTTATCGGAAGCACTTAACACCGAACGGGAAATTTTAAATGTCTATAGAACATTTTTACCTAGACTGAGAGCATTAATTGATCAGGTTAAGGCGATTGACCCTTCTGCATCTGATGCATCTCAAAGATTAGATGCTTTGGATGCTCAATACCTTGCTTTTAATAGAGAGATACGAGCCGCGTTGGATCCGTTAGACGCATTAGCAAGATCACAATTTGATACCCTAAGCGAAGCAGATAAAATTGCAGTAAATCAATCGCAGGTGCGTAGAGACACAGTTCAAGGCTCAATCCAATATTCGGAATTGCGTGAAGAATTCTTAGCACAGTCTGATATTAAATTTAACCAAATAGAACGCGCCGCATCGCCGCCGGCAACTCCTACAATTGATAATACCGCTGCACCAGCTAATGCTGCCCCCACCAGTACTAATACTTTAGCAGGCCCGGCAAGCGATGACAGCGGCGCACAAGAAACGGTAACTACTGGCAGTGAAACTCCTGTTACTACCGACACAACTTTACCAACCGTCGATGGTAATAATGCTGAAGAAGTAGATACTAACGCTCCTGACAATTCTGAACGAGAAGGAGAAGAATCTACTAATGATTTAGGCGCACCCGGCGAACCCCCGTATGAAAATGAAGGGTTCAAATCAGTTGAGAATGAACAGAATTCTAGACCAGGCAAGAGATTAAACAATCCACTATCTTACTTGTCAAGTTACACTTATCAGCTTAGTTTGTATATGATTTCTCCTGATGGTTATGAAGCTTTTATTGCCTCAGGTAGAAAAAATATATTTGCCTTTAGCGATCTTGATCCTATTCAAGCCGCAACCGCAGCAGATAATCGTCTAGACGGCGTATATCTAGTAGCACAAAGCGCAGGTATGGGAAAGCCAGAATACAGAGCTAACGGATTTGATTTAGATTATTATATAGATAATCTCAGTTTTGAAGCAATTATTGCTCAAAAAGAAAATGATGGTCCGGTTGCTAATACCGCATATAGATTTAAGATTGTAGAACCATATGGATTTTCGTTCGTCACTAAACTTCGCCGAGCGCAAGAAGAAATAATCAACAAAAATAACGGTAGAGAAACAGTAAGCTATCTATCGGGAAGTAATAATAACCCTACCAAAATGTTTTATATATTGGGTATACGTTTTTACGGCTATGATGAAGAAGGTAATCAAGTGTCCGGCGACAGTGTATTTGACGGTACTTCAATTGATCCCAACGCCGGGCCAGGTGGAGCATTGTTTGAGACATTTTATGATATCGTTATTACTGAATTTAAATTCAAAATTGATGGCAATGCAACCACTTACGACATTCGGGCCGAGACAGCTAGTATATCGTCATCAATTAACCAAACAAAAGGCATAGTTCCTGACAATAAAAATGTGTATGGTACAACTGTTAGGGATATGTTTTCAGGGCCAAACGGTTTGCTAACTCAATTAAACAAGGATCAAAAAGCTTTGTTGGATAATGAGACAATAGAACATCCCATTACATATAGAATTCAGTGGTTAGGTTCTGGCGGAAGAAATATTGCATTGTCTAGAATGAATACTCCTAACAAAACGAGTAAGAGTAATCAGGCAGGGGCAGGGGCAGAGAATACTGCACAATCAAATGAAGCCACTGCTGCTAGAGCAGCACCTAATAAGAATCGGATAGAACACAAAGTATCTGGCGGTAGCCCTATAGTTCAAGAACTAGAGCAAATAATAGTTCAAAGCACCTACTTAACAGATGCTATGTCTGTAAATTACACAGACGCACCAGAATCTGATTCGGAATCATCAACTCCGGAATCCGTAGAAGGTGCCGGCCGACAAATTGCTTGGTTCAGCGTGAGTCCACAAATTAGTAATATTAGGTGGGATAGAAAAAGAAAAGACTGGGCATACGATATTACCTATGTTATTCAACAATATCTTATTCCGCAAATTGAAAATCCGTATGTAGTAAACAACACCTCATACTATGGCCCGCATAAAAGATATGAATACTGGTATACTGGTAAAAATACAGAAATACTTGGCTATGAACAAGTAATTAATAATCAATATTTCGTGTCATTACTAACTAACCCAGAAAATAGTGGCAATTCTGGTGGTAATAGTTCTAATAACGATGGACAAGGCGCCAAAAATGCAGTAAATACTCAATCAAATGGTAATAAGTCAGGAGGACAAGGTACTCCTAGTCTAGAAGCAGGAAATAGTTTTAGAACAAGCTTATATGATCCAGAAAGTTTTGCTAAAGCTAAAATTCAAATATTAGGAGATCCGGACTTTTTAATACACGATACTGTTTCTGGTACTTTAGGAGGAGGAAGAAACTTACAGCAGGCCTATAGTAAATTTTATGAGGCAAACGGGACCACTGTTAATCCTACGTCTGGACAAGTATTCGTTGAAATTGACTTTAAGGAAGCAGTTGACTATTCTCGTAACGGGTTGTTTATAGATGATTTAAGTGAGTTGGGTATTCCTCCTGTTGAAGGAGCCCCGGGAACTTTGGCGATTAATGATAGCATTGAGTTTTGGAGATATCCGGAGGGCTGGGCAGAAAGAATCAGAGGAGTAAGTTATCAAGTTCTTACAGTAACAAGTACTTTCCAAAACGGAGCCTTCAAGCAAACTATTAACGCAGTCATTAACCCACTCGCAGCAAAGGATGCAGCAGACAAACAAACTCAAGAAGAAGAGGGTCTTACCAATTCCAACGATAATCAAACTGGAAATGCAAGTCCAACAACTGCGAATACCACAACACCTACAGGAACCCCGACGGATCGGGAAGCATTAGATATCGCTGCTGCATCACTTTTCACGCGTGGACCATTTGCTGATGGTTACCGACTTGGTCCAACATCATAAAGAGATATGAAATATGCCTATTGACACAACCAAACAAAAAGGTCCTGTTAAAAGCTCTAGACCAGAATCTGGCGGAGCTAATGTAAAGAACTATCCAATTATTGGTGTTGTTAAGGACAATATTGATCCTACTAGAGCAGGAAGAATCAAGGTAGCACTACAAGATGGTAAGGGTGCTGTTGATCCTGACTCTGCTGGCAACTGGGTAACTGTTCAATATTTGTCTACGTTCTTTGGAACGATCGGTTCCAGCTCAGGAGAAGGTGCTGAGGATTATGGATCATATAAAAACAATCCTACCTCATATGGTCAATGGCAAGCTCCGCCTGATATCGGGACTAAAGTAGTCTGTATATTTGTCAACGGTGATCTTAACGCCGGGTATTATATTGGTGCTATTCCAGAGCCTGAAGCGTTACAGATGGTTCCTGCAATTGGCGCCAGCGACAAAGTAACATTAAATCAAGGTGAAGCTGACGGGTTTGGTGGTGCAACTAGATTACCGGTTACTAACCTAAATACGAATAACAAAGATAAAGCAGACAGTAATCAATTCTTAGATACTCCTCGCCCGGTTCACAGCTATTCAGCTAGTGTAATGAGCCAACAAGGTATCATTCGTGATCCTGTAAGAGGGCCAATCTCATCCAGCGCAAGCAGAGAGACGGTAAGTAGAGTAGGCTGGGGTGTAGCTACACCGGGAAGACCCATATATCAAGGAGGATATGATGACTCAACTCTTCCTGAAAACTTATCAGGAGAAAAAGCGCAAGAGTTAAAAGTAATTTCTAGACGAGGCGGACACAGCATCGTTATGGATGACGGTGACGTTATTGGCCGCGATCAACTCGTTCGCATTCGCACAGCTTTAGGCCATCAAATCTTAATGAGTGATGATGGACAAACATTGATGATTCTTCATAGCAATGGTCAGAGCTATGTTGAATTAGGCAAAGAAGGTACAGTTGATATCTATTCAACTAACAGTATTAACATGCGTACTCAGGGTGATTTTAATATTCACGCTGATCGCCATGTTAATATTCACGCAATGGAAAACTTGAATATTCAAGCTAAGAATATTCATACAAACAGTGAAGAAGAAACTAAATCACGAGCAGGAAAAGATTATAGAATTGAGGCATTAAACAACTTTACTGTTAAGGCTGGTGCAGCATTTGCAGCTAGCAGTGGCGGCGAAGCTAGCATGGTTGCCGGTGGACAAGCATTCGTTAATGGTAGCAAAGTAAATCTCAATTCAGGAAGTCCAGGATTGACCCCAGCAACAGTACCCATCATATCTCTCGTTGCACAAACAGATACCCTGTTTGATGAAGGGAAGGGCTGGGCTGCCGCCCCAGGCAAACTATTAAGTATCGCATCAAGAGCTCCTGCACACTTCCCGTGGGCAAATGCAGGTATGGGAGTTGATGTTAAAACTTCAGGTAACGCTAGTGATAACTTACCCAAAGCTCCATCTAACGCCGTTCAGAATGTGAATGCCGCTGCTGCCGCTAGCGGAGCAACACCACCAAACACCGCAACTGTTGCTTCAGTCCCTGCAACAAATTCAGTATCTCCTGCAATGGATAAAAATACAACAGGTGCAGTATTGGGAGCTGTTGCAACAACTGCGGCTACTGGGGTAACTGCACCTGCTGTAGCTGGCGGCGCAGCAATTATTCCAACAAGTGCAGGCGCAAAAGCCTCAGGATTAATTGGAGCAATTAATCAGGTAGCGGGCAATATTAATACTGCTATCGGACAGGTAAATCAAGTTGTATCCACTGCAAGCTCGGTAGTAAATCAAGTCTCTACTTCTGTAACGCAGTCTGCGGTTGCGGTTGGCTCTTTTGCTCAAACACCTCAACAGCTAACTCAGTCAGGAATATTAAAGCCCGGTTCATCCAATCTTATTAATGGTTTGGCTAGCGCAGGAAAGAGCATTATCAATAGTGTTCCTGACTCACTGTTTACTGGAAAAGCAGGAGCCGAAAATGTTACTGCACTAGCAACAAATGTTGTAGCACAGGCTCAATCTGCGGTAACTGTAATGCAGTCTGCACAAAAAGCATTAGGTGATGCAGGAATATTAACTGGTAAGGAATCATCCACCCAAACAGCTGGACTTGTCACCGCTACAGCTACCGCTGGAATAGAACAAACTATTAGTGTAGTTAAGCAAGCTGCAAGCACAACCACATCGCTAGTAAATAATGTAACTAACATATCAAGTAGTTTAACTCAGACCACAAACTCAGTCACCGGCGCAGTGAACAGTGCAATCAGCACCGCAACATCACTTACAGGATCAATCACCGGGGGAATAAATTCTGCAACTAATGCAGTAGGTCAATTACAAAATACTGCAAATCAAGTTTCCGGTGCGTTAGACAAAGCTAGCTCAGTGTTGAATTCAATTGGTGCAGGTAATGAAGCAGCTAATTTGGCTAATAGCTTAGGTGGATTGGGCGGAATCGCAAATGCACTTAAGGGAATGGGTGAAGGCGGCCCATCGGTATCGCTAACCGGATTACTCGATTCCGTTAAGGGCATAGCAGGATCAGCATATAGTGCTATATTAGACAGCTTCCCTAAATTAGAGCCAAACGTTCCGCAATATCTTTCTGATTTTGCTAAGCAGGCAGCAACTAAAGCAGCAGTTACCGAAAGTACTGTCCCCGGTTCACCAGCACCTGGCGCGACAAATCTTGAAAACAGATTATCCACTATTGCTCAAAACTTGACCGGTGATTTGGCACCAATTGGCGAAGGGTTGGCAAGTACAGTAAACAACACTGTAGCAGGAATAACCGGCTCACTACAAAATACTATTAATCAAGTGACTGAAGGAGCAACCAATATATTATCAGGCAACACGCCATCTACTGTAACATTGACTTCTCTAACCGACACATTATCGCAAGCATCCACATTTGTTAATAATGTATCTGGAGTCACCAATACTACTACCAACTTGATTAATCAGGTAACGGGCGTTGCCGGCGATGCTTCTAGGGTACTCGCTAATGTAAATAATGCAGTAAATGAAGTAAATGGTTTGTCAGGTGCTGCACAAACATTGCAGAGTGGATTGACCAGTCTTGCAAATGCGGCTAAGTCAGTACAAGCAGGTGGCGGTTCTGCTAAGGCATCTACTCTTGCTAGTGGAATAAACAATCTACCGGGCGGAATTAAATCGGTATCATCATTGTTGGATAAAGCGTCCGGCGCAGTCAACATGGTTCCGGGCACTGGTCAGTTGTCTGGACTATTGCAAAATGCACAGACGCAAGTGTTGAACGGATTATCTACTGTTAATAATGTATTGAACGACATTAACAATATTACTAATAAAGCTGGCGGACTAAGCTCACTAATAGCATCAAAGCTTCCTCTAGGCGAAGCTTCGCAGATGTTGTCAGCATTGTCAGCATTAGGGTCAGGCGGTCCAAGTCCTATTAGACTTCCTGAGTTGGGTGTGAATACTCTTAACAGAGCTTCGCTCACTGCACAGATCAATAACATTATCGGTGACTTAGGCATACCAAAACCCAACTTGTTGGGTGAGGTATTATCAACTGTTGTTATGGCTATTGAGAAAAGAGAATTGGAACTCAGAAAAGAGAGACAGCGAATTCAAGAACAACTTGATATTGCTGAAGCTGAAGAAATTAAGGCAGGAAATGAATTTGTTGACGCATTTAATACCCTTCCGGAAGGCGATCCAACCATTGCTGCACTAGAAAAGAAATATAACGAAGCTAGAGCTAAAACTGAAAAACTAGTCAGAGAATTAGCCAATGTGGGTAAAAGAGTCAAAGAAACTACCGAGGCTAAAACAGCACCTCCGGACCCTGCAACAGCTCCTGCTCCACAACCCACATTAGCATTGAACACAACACAAGTCAACAATAACATTGGGTTTGGATGAGCTAAATATTGATAGAGGATAACACATGGCAACTTACTTGGGATTCAGCACGCAAAATGCATGTCAACCAAAAACGACGAACGCTACATCAGGCAGTGCAGGCGGCCCGGGCGGAATTCGCACAGGTATTAATTGGGGTAAAAAATACAGTTTAGTAGACAATGATCTAGTAATACAAGATTTTATTAACGCTCTCAACATACGAAGAGGGACTAAAGTAGGTCAGCCTGGCTATGGAACTATATTGTGGGACTTATTGTTTGAACAAAACGTAGCACAAGTTCAAGATGACATTGAAAATGAAGTAAGAAGAATCGCTAGACAAGATCCTAGAATGGTGTTCAACATGGTTAGGTCTTATCCATATGAAAACGGAATTCTGATAGAAATTCAGATGGCTGTACAACCCATAAACCAGCCTGTAGTTATTAAAGTAAACGTGAATATTCAAGAGAGTACAGCCACTTTAGTATAAAACACGGTTTTTTTCTATGATAAATATATTATCAATAGAGAGAAACTATGGCAACAAGTTCAAGACAATCAGCACTATTTGGCCTTAACGACTGGAAGACTATTTACCAGACGTTCAACCAAGCAGACTTTCGTAGTTATGACTATGAAACACTACGCAAAGCGTTTATAGATTACCTTCAGGTATATTATCCTGAAACTTTCAATGATTATGTTGAATCTAGTGAATTTGTTGCCTTACTAGATGTAATCGCCTTTATGGGACAGGGTCTTGCATTCCGTAATGACCTAAACGCTCGTGAAAACTTTATTGATACTGCTGAACGTAGAGATAGTGTTGTTAAGCTTGCTAATCTTGTGAGCTACACCCCAAAAAGAAATATTGCTGGTCAAGGCTATCTCAAAGTAACTAGCATTAGCACTACCCAAAACATTACTGACATTAATGGTTTAAATCTAAGCAATGTTCCTGTATTATGGAACGACCCTGCTAATCCTAATTGGCTAGAGCAGTTCAACACAATTATTAACGCTGCATTGATCAATACACAAAGAATTGGGCGCCCCGGTAACGTTAGTGAAATCTCTGGCATAACAACCAATGAATATAGCATACAGATTGCTCCCAATGCACTACCTATCGTCCCATTCAATGCAACAGTCAACAACACCAACATGAACTTTGAATTGTGCAGTGTCACTAGCATAGACGAAGATTATGTTTATGAAATTCCACCTGCGCCATCTGGCCGTTTCAACATGTTATATCGTAACGACAAGTTAGGGTTCGGAAGTCCTGACACTGGATTCTTTTTCTACTTCAAGCAGGGAAGCCTACAGACATTTGACTTTGCATTACAACAACAAATTGCAAACCAAACCATTAACATTGATATTCAGGGAATTAACAATACTGACACTTGGCTGTACAAAATCAATCAAGATCGTTCTAGAGATTTGTGGAGAAAAGTTGAAAACGTATACGCTGATGCCTACCTACAAAACGAAAGTTCAGCTAGACAAATCTTTTCTGTAAGCTCACGTTTCAACGACCAAGTAACTTATGTGTTCGGTGATGGAGTATTTTCTGAAATACCTGTAGGAAACTTTAGAGCATATGTTCGTGCAGGTAACGCACTCACTTACACAATTTATCCTACAGACATGAACGGTTTATCTGTGGCGTTTACTTACATATCACGATTGGGTAGAGCAGAAACTTTGACATTAGGATTGTCACTAACTCAAACTGTGACTACTGCACAAGCTAGAGAATCAATCGCTGAAATTAAGCAACGTGCCCCTACTCGCTACTATACACAGAATCGTATGGTAAATGGCGAAGATTATAATAACTTCCCATATACACTGTATAGTTCAATTATTAAGAGTAAGGCAATCAATCGTTCAAGCATTGGCGTGAGTAAGAACTTAGACTTACTTGACCCAACTGGTAAGTATAGCAGCACAAACAGTTTCGGTTCTGACGGCGCATTATATCAAGATGACACTGATGGATTCTTGAATCTTACGATCAATAACACCAGCGATATTATTGCATTCTTTACAAATACATTAGCAAGTGTATTGTCGTTGAATCGTGCAAGCCAATATTATATTCAAAATTATCCTCGCTATGATGTTAATACTAGTACTGGCGATGGAGTAGTATATTGGAAGACTAGCTCAGTAGATACTAGCAGTGAATCAGGGTATGTATATAATGTTTCTGGTAGTTTAGAAACTCCGATTAATGTTGGTACATTCAATACTAATAATTTAAAGTATCTAACGACTGGCGCTATTGTAAAGTTCAATGCCCCTGCAGGTTTTTACTTTGACAGTGATAACAGATTGAAAGCGGGAATCCCGGGACCTAGTGATAGCACATTTATTTGGACTACTATTCTCAATGTCGTGGGCGATGGATCAAACAATGGCGAAGGTAGCTTTGCAAATGGTTCAGGGCCTATTGTAGTCAGTGGGTATGTTCCCGATGGAGTTGTTCTTACTCAAATTATTCCAGTGTTTGGCAACAACATCCCCGCTAGCGTAATTCAAGAATGCTTGATCAGAATGGAATTGAATCAAGATTTCACATTAGTATTTGACAATTCATTAATGATCAACCAGAATAGATGGAGCATCAAGAAATTCACTGATCCAAATTGGTTCGTGAAATTCACTAGCGTTGGACTTAACAGATATTCTATTACATACAGGTCACTAACATATTATTTTGCCAGTGTTGCTGATACTCGTTTTACTTTTGCTAAAAACGAATTAGTCTATGATCCATTTAGCGGTAAAATTATTCAAGACTTTATTAATGTATTAGGAATTAACGCACTTCCTAATAATACTACACCGTTGGGTAAAGATACTAAAGTTAACATCTTAGGACAGACTGTTGAAAGCGACGGCTACGTAAATGACTTCCAAGTAGAAGTTGCAGCCACAGACGTAAACAACCGTCAATTGATTTTGAATCCAGACTTCTTTAATGAAATTACTGGATATGTCAGTGGAGGTTCCAATATTGGAATCTATACATTCTTTGAGACTGTACAAGACCCTATCAATTTAACACGCCAGTATTTGATACCCACAAGTAGTGTTATGTCACAGTATCCAACACAGACTCAAATTGAGCTTGTGAAGTATGATTATCCTCTTGGACAATTATTCTATGCATACGGTGAAAATAAATTCTACAAAACTGTACAGGATCAAACTGTAACAGTTCCATTCTACTATTTGGTTGAGCAATTGCAGTATAGTGTTAAGCCCGGTCGTCAAGGATTAAGTTATCAGTATCGCCATAACTCAAACAATACAAATAGAATTGATCCAGTTACAACTAATATTATTGATTTGTATGTGGTTACTCAGAGCTATTATACTGCATATCAAAACTATATTGTTGACAGTACTAATACTATTCCTGAGCCAAATAGACCTACTTTAACTGAACTTACACAAGAATACAATCAAGTGCAAAACTATAAAATGTTGTCGGATTCCGTAATATTAAATAGTGTTGAGTTCAAGCCATTGTTTGGACCTAAAGCTGACCCAGCGTTGCAAGCAACGATCAAAGTAGTAAAGGTAAGTAAAGTTAATGCTAGTGACAGTGAAATTAGAAGTGCAGTGTTGGCTGCAATGAACAATTATTTCAACATTAATAATTGGGACTTTGGTGACACATTCTATTTCTCAGAGCTTAGCGCATATCTACATGCTGAATGCGGAGACCTGATCAGTTCCGCAGTGTTAGTACCAAATGATCCTACCATGAGTTTTGGAGACTTATATGAAATAAAGTGCAGACCATATGAAATCTTTGTCAACGCTGCTACAGCAAATGATGTATTAGTTGTACCGGCACTCACTCCCGATGAATTACAAATAAGATAAGTAGATACATGGCTAGAGTAAGAACATTAAATTTCCTTCCGGAAATATTTCAGACCCCCACTAACGCTGAATTTTTAGCAGCGACCCTGGACCAAATTGTTAGTAATCCAGTAACAGCTAAAGTTCAAGGCTATGTTGGTAGTAGATTTGGACCGGGTATAAATGCGCTTGATTATTATGTCACCGAGCCTACCAAAGTTCGCACAGACTATCAATTAGAACCCGGGGTAGTATTCACTAAGCCTGGTGAAAGCGTTGCACGAGACTTCATTACATACCCTGGCATTGTTGACTCACTAAAAATCAGCGGTGCAGTAACTAATAATAATGATCGTTTGTTCCAAAGCCAGTTCTATTCATGGGATAGCTTTACGAATCTAGACAAGCTTGTGAACTATCACGAGTACTACTGGATTCCAGCCGGTCCTCCTGCTGTTACAGTTTCTAACTCAGTAGTCTTTACAAACGAAGATTATCTAGTAACTGATTTTGCTAATAATTACGAAATCTCAGAAGTAGGTTCTCAGATTGATTTAGGATCAAACCCAACACTATCTCTATTGCGTGGCGGCACGTACACGTTTACGGTAAATCAAGATAGTCAGTTTTGGATTCAGACTGAACCTGGCACTAGCGGCTTTGAAGCAACTCAGCCCAATATTCCTACTAGAGAAGTGTTTGGTGTTTCAAACAACGGCGAGAATAATGGCACAGTAACGTTTGTTGTACCACAAAAGAATGCACAAGATCAATATATTTTCCCCGGCAACAATGTTGTTGACGTAGTTTCTACATTACCATTCAGTCAGGTAAATGGTCAAAGACTCTATACTATCACTGATCCTGCAACCGGAATCACCTATCCCGGATTACAAGAAATTGATGGTGTATCTGGGTTAAATGGATTGCGTGTAATGTTTTACGACACTGGCGCAGTCGATGAAATTGGATATATCTCATCTTACTATGATGAAACATTCTATGACGTAAACGATCCATTCTTTACTAACCCTGCAACAGTAGTTGTTGCTAGCACTAGCGCAGTCAATAATGCATTGACCGTAGATACAGGATATTCAACTGGACCATTAATATTAAATCAGACTATTACAATTTCTGGGACTCCGATGGGAGGTCTTGTACCGGGTCAGGTATATTTTGTTAAAGAAATCTTGAGTTCAACAGAGTTTACTGTTTCAGAAAGCATTGAGGGTGCGACTGTAACATTGTCCACTCAGAGTGGCGTAGACATGGTCGTGAATATCAATCAGGGTCAGTTTGAGCAGGGCTTCTATTCTACAGTAAACGAGAACTTCTATAGAATTCAATTAGTAGGAGATCCTAACAATCCTGTACTAAGATTAATTCCAGATGGATCTATCCCTAACAATCAAAACATCGTTCCTCAGTTTGGTGTTCAGTGGATTAATCGTCCATTCTATCGCAATACACTGGGAGTAATCTCACTAGTACCTCAGATTACAGCGCCGAAAGATATTCTATACTATCAAGATGGTTCTAACCCCAACAAAGTTGGCATCTTGAAAATTATTGAAAATAATGGTAAAGATTATCTAGATGTTGATACGGAAATTTTAGGTAAGATTAACTATACTTCTCCAAATGGTGTTGCATTTACAAATGGCTTAAAAGTTAGCTTTGACGGAAACGTGTTTCCTGTTAGCTATCGCCGCGGCGAATACTACGTAGAAGGTGTTGGCACCGGAATTGAATTAATTTCCGTAGAAGATTTAATTTGCCCTGAAGGATTTACTATTGGTGACTATATACCTTGGGATTCTTTGGGCTTTGATATCGGTAACTATGACATTAATTTATTCTTGCCTATTGAACAAGATTATATCACTATTGCTAGAAACAGCATAAGCAGAAATGCATGGTCTAGAAGCAATCGTTGGTTCCATATTGATGTTATTAACGCTACTGCAAGCTATAATAAAAATCCTGCAATATTAACAGAGTTTGCAACACAGGAAAATAAAGCTAAAAGACCTATCATTGAGTTTTATCCAAACCTAAGATTGTATAACGGTGGCTCAGTAGGTAAAAGAGCAGTAGATTTCTTTGACACTAGAGAACCAGATGCACTCACTGCAACAATTGTTGTCGGGGTAGGAGCAACTACCGCAGTGTTTGTAGTATACGTCTCAACG